CCTCTAGAGAGACGGCAGGCACACGGTGCTCCCTTCGACCTCTGGTCATTTGCCCAGGACTGAAGCTTCTCCTCAGCACGCTTCTGGCGGATCTTGTTCTTGTGCTCGTCCCAGCCGTTCTTCGCAATGCTCTCCATCTGACGCATCGTCCAGCCATAGGAGGCACCGCTGTGCATATCATACATCTTCATCTGTTTCTGGATCCGATCAAGGTTGGGGTGACTGCTGTACATAAAGCCACTTTCCTTGTCTGGGTAGTAGTGACGAAGCCATTGCCACGTATCACTTGTGGTAATCGCATCGTAGGCGTCCTTGAGCAGGGTGCTCTCGTAGGCGGTGTAGATAGACTGGAAATCTGGGGTAGACATATTGGATATGTTCCATAAGCTACCAACAAACAAATACGTTTTGTCTATACAATGTGCTATTCGGCAGAGGTGTCATTCTTGACATGGGGATTTGGTATCGCTTCTGCGTTAATTCTCTACACAACAGGTCAACCTATCCGGTCCTTTGCGTTCCCTCTAGCAGTCTCCCAGATGCAGGTCGTAGAGGGTCTTCGATGGATTCATGCAGTTGACGAACGAATCCTTGCTATCCTTGGGAAGATTGCACTTGGAATTCAACCTGCTGCTGGATTCTATGAAGCAGGGAAGACGAACCTTGTTCTACCATACCTCATTTTATATACCCTTTCCGAAGCCCTAGCAGGTTCAAAAGACCTCCGGTTTGTTATCGCAGAAGATGGCCACCTGCGATGGAAGTGGCTTTTTGAGAGTGGCAGTATTCCGGCAATTGTTTATTGGATTGGACTCCTTTCATCCACGTTGATTATATTACCTCTTCCTCTCTGGCTATTTTTCTTCGCTCTGTTTGTCTACTTCTCGGTTACGCATGGAAAGTATGGAACTTGGGGGTCTCTCTGGTGCGTATGGGTGAACCTCCTCTGGATCTATTACCTCTTACGTTAACCAAGGATTCCAGACAAAAAGTTGTTCAGAACGTTGGAGAGGACAACAGCGGCAGCACCCAAAACAGCAGCACCAGTCCAACTGACGACTCCGGAGCTGGTATATGCGTTCGGTACGTACTGCAGTAACAGGTTACGAGGAGTAGACAGCGAGATCGCGACTGCGGCAAGGAAGAAGGAGATATACAGGGAGAGAGTGGATGCCATCCAGCGCATGGCTGGAAGACTAGGCTTGAAAGTAGGTGCCATTGCCGAGTGACCAGGAGTCGGGACACTTGGCATAGGAATAATAGGGGATGCCGATTGAGGACCCTGGGGACTGGGGAGCAAGGCGTCAAGAGATGTGGCGTCTTCCATTTATACTTTACAGAGAGCTTTCGCAGCTCGCATCCTCCACGCGGTAGCGATAGCATTTTCCATCGGCTTTTACCACTCGATCTGTAGCCTCCTTGAGTGGTACTGCGAGCGTTGTTACCGACTCATACTTACGATGAAAGAGGATCGCAGCAATCCCTAAGCCGATGACGAAGGAGAAGAAGGGGGATGCACGATGGATGACGTCAATGAGGTGGACCATTGCTGTTGTGTCTTGGCAAGACTTGCGAGTAGGTTCAGAGAGTCTGACTCGGCTGTACATGGCACCTCTACGGCACTGAATCGGACACAGCCGGTATCCGTGTGGTATACGCTATTATCAGCTGGTGATGGTACGGACATCTTCTTCCGAGTAGGAGGTACGAGCACAGTGGCAATGAGTAGTCCGACGACCAGTCCTGCGACTAACCAGCGAAGTTGGATCATTGTACTTTTCCAACATAAGTATCCACTGCGGAGAAGAACCCAAAATAAAACAGGATCATGAAGTACCCTGAGAATGGGATAAAGACTGCAACGACGGTTGCAGGAATGGCTAACCCAATCCCATATTGCGTCTTCTGAGCAAAGACAACATAGGTTGCAGCAACGCTGAAGACATACAATACAACATAAAATATCGTAAGACCGAGCCTCTTGAACTTTTCCTGAACCTCGCTTGTAGAAGGGCCTTTGTTAGGATCTCCGCCACTGATATTGGAGAGTTTGAACTTCTGACCATCGGGAATGACCTTCCGCTTTTTCTCTCCATTCTCGACGTAGATAACCGTTAATCTCCGCCCCTTAATCTCAGCTTCAGAGGTATCCAAGTTTTTCTGCTTCTCCTTTAGCTTCTCCTGACGTAGCTTGGCTTCTGTCCGGGCAATACACTCCTGATCAGCACCTCCGCACGCTCTAGCTGCATCGTCACGGATCTTCTTCTCTTCGAGGTTCGTTATCTCCACCTTCTGCGTGACCTCGAAGGGAGGAATGAGTTTTTCATTGACATCAATATCTAGAGTTGATCCTGATACCTTGTCACGCAGGACCTTGGTCGCATCACGCTGCGTCTTCTCGTCACCATACGTGGCGGACTGTATATATGCCATTGTTATGATGCGAAGACTAAACTGCCGAGTCCGCTCACGATGCGAAGGAAGTTAATCGCTTCAACATAGACACCTACATTGTAGGTAAAAGTGAAGATGACGTTGTCATTCGTCTGAACCACAGAGACGATCTCCGAAGGGTCGTAGTTGTTGATCTGCCCGGCAGGAATAACGGTTGGGTTGGGGCTGAACACCGTTGACTTGAGCACGCAGACGATGGTAGACGTTGAACCACCACCTGTTGTAACCGAGAGCGGAAGCGGAGTCTGTAATGTAAGCCTCAGAATCGTACGGTTGAACATACTCCCATTCGCAGCACCGCTTGGTTGGTACTGGTCGTTGTCGAGAGCGAACGAGTACTGGTACATACCCGGCAGAGACAGTGGCGGTTGACCTGTTACGTGGCGGTACATCTGTTGGAGACTGAAGAAAGGGAACGGCTTGGTTGCAATACGCTCTTTACCATCAAAGATGAGTACACCATCAATGATGCTGCTCCGAGGATAGACAGAGGTCACCTGTTGTTGTCCTGTGGAATATAGGGATGTATCTACATCCGTAGTGATGGGCGTCCAAGGAGCTCTCTTCGTGTTCTCCCAATTGGTGTAATTATCCCAATCGTTGACGAGAATACGGTCTGACCTCTGGGTCGCGAACACGATGCGTGTAACCAAGTTGAACATAGGTATCTCGAGGTCTGTATTGCCTCCAAACTGTCCTTCCTTGTTTACGTACTGAATGGTCTTGACCAGGAATGTCTGATCTGCACGTGCGAGCTGATTCATCTCCACTTCTGTCAGATAGATGAAGGTACCCTCCACATAAAAGTCCGGAATAAATGTGGTAATACTAGGGTTGCTAGGCAATCCTGTAACGAGAGGGGGAGACAAGAACAATGACATTGGGTAGTTGACAGGGGCTACACGCTTCCCATATGTCGAAGAAGATGGGTTCACATCGATCACCGTATACAGGTCATTCAATGCACGAAGAGTGACGTTAATATACACCTCCGAGTTCTGGAGCGAGACCAGTGGAAGAGCCAAGCCAGGGTTCTCGCAGAACCAGAAGTGAAGTGGGATCATTAACTGACGAGAGCGGATGCTTGGTTCAGGGACGTTAGTTGTAGGAAGCTGAGTGGGCACAGTCACGGTCGCAATCGCATTCGGGTACTGATTCTGCCGGTCATATGCATTCGCAGGGTCATAGAGTTCCGGTACATTCCCAGTCATCTGATCGACAACTGCACGCTTGTCTGCGTTGTGGGTCATATAGGAGTACATCTTGAGCCACTCTCCACGCAAACGCTGGATGACCTGACCGTTCATGACAATATCCACGTGGTCGATCAGGTTATATCCAATGTTCTTGATCCACTGAAACTCATACCCGATGGAGTTCGAGCGAGGGTCGTAACCAGAAGGAGGTGCACTCGCTCCTAGATACTTCAAAGGGGACCAAATATCCGGTAGTGTCAGGACGAGATAGCAGTCATGAAGGAGTTGTGCATACCGGTCCACACGGCATGAGATAGTCCTCGTCTGCGTTGTTACGAACTCGAGGTTGGAAGCAGTAAACGGCATACGAATCTGCTCAAGAGCGAAGTTCGTATGGCGTCGATACACGGCACGGAAATGGGTCATAGACGGGGTACCATTGACAAGCTCGTTCTGAGCTCCCGTCGCAACCAATTGAAGAAGGCCGCCAGGCATTTGTTGTATAGTCTACGGATTGTTTAGCTTCCTTATGCGCTACCAAGAGTGCGTGTAGCTGTTACACCCAATGGAGGAACCACGTTAAACCGTACAATACCCTTGTCCGTTGTGGTCGAGAAAGTACCAGGGGCAGCCGAGTTTCCGTTGGAGAGACAGCACCAGCTAACATACGTTGCTGTTCCAGGAACTGAGCGCCATGCACTGGCGGTGGGAACAATAACACGTTGACGCTGAGTAGCATTGTTCGCCATCGCAGAGAGGAATACAGAGTTGTGCTTCCGATGCTGCGGGGGAGGGGTTACATGATATGTATTGGCGATGATCTGACGCTTTTTCATAGTCAGATAGTCTTGAGCGGAGTTAACCTGCATTTGTCATTTACGGAAGAGAATCCTAAGAGTCTTAATGCGTTTCGTTCTCGTGAGCACACACGTCGATCAGACAACTGGATATTCGAAGGTTTCCCATGCCCTTCTTAAGCAGCTCGCAACCCTTTCCCCTAAGGTCAAGACGTTCCACTTTGGATTTCAACGCCATCCTGCTCGTGCGAACGTCCGCAAGGTACCAGATGGAGTCAGTGTGTATGACGCAGCGGCCAACGAAGATCCAAAGGAGGAGGGATTCGGATTCAACAAGATTCATGAGTATCTTGACATGGTAAATCCTGATGTTGTGATGATCTATAATGATCCGATTACCATTTGTCGCTTTATCGAGTCGATGAAGTACGAGCCTGGGAAGAGCCCTTATCGTCTGTGGATCTATCTCGACCAGGTGTATGAGGGTGTCGCTCCCCAAATTATCGATATCCTTCGCAGGTCAGCCGAGCGTATTTATTGCTTCACTGAGTTCTGGAAGCAGGTGTTCCTCAACTATGGACCTGCACCCGATGTTCGTATCCTTGAACATGCAGTCGACTCATCCACGTTCTCCTCACTTCCCGCTGACGCACGTCATGCTATTCGCAAGTCAGTTAACCTTCCTAACGATGCTATCGTACTCCTCAATGCGAATCGGAATAGCCAGCGCAAGCGTCTCGATCTTACAGTCCAAGGCTTTGTACGTGCGTTGGCACGGAATCCTAAACTTCACCTTATGATCGCTTCAAACCTCAATCCACAGACAGGTGCATACTACGATATACAACGCATCTACTCCGAAGAACTCAAGCTCCACAATCTCCCAATGTTCGAGTATATGCGGAATCTCATCCTCGTCGATACTTCGGCACCGAATGTAATCGATGATGATGGAGTTAACCAAATGTACAATCTTGCTGATATTGGTATCAATACATCGGATGGCGAGGGATTTGGTCTTTGTCAACTCGAACACCTATATACAGGTGCTCCACAGGTTGTTACGGAACTTGGTGCCTATAAAGCCTTCATGGACGAGAAGGTCGCCGCATTCGTACCTACAAATGGTCGGTCCTACTTTGCAGGAAGCATGCCTCATGGGTTCTGGTACCCTACATACGACCCCGAAGAGGTATCCAAAAAGATTGAATATCTTGTAGCCCACTTGAAGGAATTCAAAGCAGAGGTTGCAAATCACTCTTTTAAGACATGGAGCAGTGTTTGCGATGCGTTTCTTGAAGATGTTCTTACGCAAGCTGTAGGTCAGGTGTCCAGCGTATCTGTCCCGGTGATGTCAACTGCCCCATCCTCATAAGGCGTTGGTTATCATCGAACGCAGGTCCATCAAAAACCTCCTTAGTGTCAGGGTCGATAAGGAACACCATCCCCTTGATTGCAACCTTCTGGAGGCGGCGCTTCCTCCGCTGAAGATTGCGTAGGTAGGTAGAGTCCATGACCTCCTGCTTAATGTTCGGCTTGAACGCCAGATCCTCTCCTGTAACCGTACTATCAAACCTCATACACGAAATAACAGGCGTTTCCCGACTATGAAGTTTGCGATGAATTTCGCAGTCGACGGCCGCTTGTTTGAGAAGCAAACCAACCTTTTGATTGATCTTCTCCTTCTCATAT